ATGCCTTGTTAGCTTTATCTTTTGGCAGTACATCAATTTCATCGACTAATGCGCGTGATATTTTAAAACCAACTATTGATGCCGGGTTATCCATTGACCTGCAAATGACAGTGCCATAAAAAAAACCATTACGATACACATGCACTTCTTTGTTTGACTCGCGGATCACAACAGTAAACCCAAGCATGTGCGCGGCTTCTTCAAAGGTAGGGTAAAAAATATCCCTCATTGATGGGTAACTTATACCAAAATACCCCTGTGTTGTGCCGGGGTGCGCTCCAAAGAAGTTGAGTAGGTCAATGCAACCTATAAACGTTTTACCGCTACCGAACCCGCCAACATATGCCCGGTATGGTGTTTTGAGCTTATTTAGGAATGCGTTTTGCGGGGCGCTAACTGTCAGCATTGGTTATTTTTATATCCTTCACCGCATCGGCAACAGCAAAATTAATTGTTAACGGTTGTGCTGATCCGCTCATTGTGTCATCTTCTTTGACTTTATACCGTTTTGCCGCCAGTCGTTCTGCATCCCACTCAATAGCCCGTATCTGCTCTTTAACCAGTGTTACCCATACATTTCCGGGCACATTTTGCGGTAAATTCTGAACGTCATTAAATGCTGCGTCGATTAATTCGTGCCTTTCTTCAGCTTTTAAATGTGTTCTAAATTGCAATGCTTGTGCATATTGGTATGAGAACTCTGTGTTTTGAGTTAGCCAACCATTAAGCGTTGTGCGCGGCGGCATATCTTCTTGAGCGCATATTTTATGAACTGACAAACCTGACATTATCAAAGCACAAACCTTGTTTGCAATTTCGTCAGTATATTTGGTTGGTTGCCCCGGCTTTGCCATGTTGATCCCCTTGAGAGATATTAAAAAGTGCTTATGCTGCATTATACAGCATAAACAATTTATAACTACCGCAACCGCATTTCGCTAGAATTAACACCAGCTTTACCGCGCATTGTTCTATCTAAATCATCCACCAGGTTTATTTCCATGTTAGAAGAATGGCGTTGGATAATCATCTGTGCCACTTTGTCACCCGTTTTAATTTCAACAGGATCAAGTCCAGTGTTTAACAAGCTAATCATAACCTCGCCTCGGTAGTCAGAATCTACAACACCAGCAAGAACATCAACACCCATTTTAGCGGCTAATTTACTGCGCGGCCATATCAACCCAACATAACCTTGAGGCATTGACATCGCAAAACCTGTACGCAATAACGCACGTTGCCCCGGTGGTATGGTAACACTATCAACTGTGTGTAAATCTAACCCAGCAGACTCATCAGAACCGCGCTGTGGCATTTGAGCCTGTGTATGTAATAAGTTTATATTTATCATTCTTGCTCCTCTAATCTATATTCAAACGCACCTAGATTGGTTAACACATCGAATGCTTCGCACTCCTGCCATACTTTGGCAAACGGTGTGCCGATCCAGCCGTAGTTAACCAGGTGTTTTTTGTTGAAATTTTTTCCTAGAGCTGCGTGTTTTTCGTTTAGTATGTCAACCAGCTCTGATTGCAGGCATTCCTTGTCGACTTGAATTTCTTCAGCCTTCATGTATTTCTGATTATTACTGTCTATACCTAGAACAGCGATTAAAACCGACCATTTGTGTCGCAGTGTCGAAAGCCGCGTAGCAGTTAGTATTGAGGGGTCTGTTACTTTGTGATTGCGCAAATCAACCATCCTGCAACCATCGCTGCCAGTTACAAAACCAACTGCTGAGTTCTTTAGTGCTAGCTTTGCTTCGATGTACACATTTTTTCTGGGGTTATATTTTTTTGTCCTTTTCATAATAGTGACGCATCTTTTAAAACTTCAATACCTTCATCGTGCATAAGCTGTAAAACTTCATCCCTTTTTTCATGATCAATCAAACAAATAAAACGATCATTATTAAAAAGGTTTAAATTTTCAGTGCTAGACAGTTCTGCCTTATCAAACACAATATAAATTCCACAAATGATCATGTGATACGTGCCCGGTAAATATTTTGCATTTCTTATTTCAATAATCATTCTTCCCACCCCTTAATTGGCTTTGCCGTTTTAATCCAAACCTGCCCGTCAGAATCAACCAACGCGCCCAGGCGGTGCCATCTCTGCAATTGCCCAAGGCTAACACCTAAATCTTTGTTAGCCGCATAAAATGACTTGTACGGCTGCAACAATGTTTTAATTTTTCTCATTCCTCTTCCTCTCCACCAGCTTCGCGGTCATTATCAAAATAATCATTCCAATCTAAATCATTCATACCTGCTTACTCCTAATTAACTGAATCAACTCGTCTAACGTGTAAAACTTGCCCTGTGATAAAAACATTAATACTTCCTTAAATTAGCCCCCGTAGGGGCTGTTGGTTTAGATTACTTCAATCATATTTTTAGATAATTCTAATATTGTTGCTTGGTTGCATTTACCAAAATATTTAGAAAACTTCCTAGGTTTTTGACCTGTGATAAGTTGAATCTGACCCATTTTGTAAAGTCCTTCTCTTTTTGCGTCTGCCTCAATTATCCATATTCTCGAAAAATCTTTATTAATAGTTGATGAGCTAGTAAATGTTTTCATTTTTTTTCTTCCTGCTTGTTTTGTTTCAGTAACAATATAATAGTAAATACAAATTAGAATGTAAACACTTATTTGTATTTAAATATTAAGATTCTCTACCAACCCAAATCGTGTTCGTTTCTTTATCTGTTTTTAGTTTGTATTTTCTGCCAAGCTTTCTACCGATTGAAGATACAAAAGGGGAACACCCAAACGTATCTTTTCCTTTGGTTCTAAGAACCTTTGTTACATCAACGCCCATTTTTTCTATTTGTGATTGAATGAACTTGGTGTAATTAATTGGTGGGTTAACCAAAGAAACCCTAGTCACTGTTATTTCGCTATTTTCTTTGTTTGTTTTTAAACTAAATTTTCTGTTAAGTGACCTGCCTATCGCCTGAGTAACAGAACTAAGCTGATAAGAATCTTTTCCAAATGGTTCTACAACTTTGCTTTGTCCAACCTCTAAACTATTAATTTGCTCTCTTATTTTGCTTGATAAACTTCCAAAATTAAATTCCATAATCATTCGCTTTTATTTATTAAAAATAAATTATATAAAATTTTAAAGTAAATTAATAGTAAAACAGATTAAAAACGTTACTTAGTTAACCTAGTAATACATAGTTACAGCATTTACTACATTTAAAAAACATAACACTTTGATTTATAAGTCTTTTTATTTATATTAGTTAATTATATATTAATATATTAATATATTAATAATGAATTTATTAAATAAATGCATAATACTAATTATCTATATTTATTTAATACCTTAGAGGGCATAATTTGTGTTTTATACCATGTAGTGAATATCTTTTTATTGTGTATCTATATAAGGATTAATATTTATTTTCACTAAATAGCCTGTAACCCGCGCCAAATATAGCTTTCATGCTAGTAAACCATTATCTTTTTTAAACTAGATTAACTACGTAAGACATAAAAAAACCGCATTTAAGCGGCTTTTGTTTAAAAAACGTACAATTATTAGTTATGAAAGCTCATACCTAAAACCGCGTTTCCCTTTGGCTTTTGATACTTTTCCAGCATCGACAAGTTGTTCAAGTATCTGGTTGACCTGTTCTTTTTTATGTGGTCTGCATCTGTTAGCGATCACGCCTGCTGTTTGAGGCTCATCAAAACCGATTAGCAGTGATTGAATTTTCATGGCTATTGAGTCACCAGGTGCTTCCTTTTCTTTCATGTTTGAATAAGCTAGGCGGATCTTCCTGTTTATGTCGTCTAACACTAGCGCATAAGCCCACCTGACATGCTCAGACGTGCGAACGCCATCAGGTATAGCAAGTATATGGCTAACCTTTCCAACAAGTTCATACCCGCGCCTTGGGATTGCTTCTAGACCTGAATCACTTTGTGCCGCTTCTGCCATATCCCAGAATGATTGGTAAACCTCATCAAGCATTAAAGCCGCATCTGGCCTTGTTTCAATTTTGTGTTGTTCGTCGTAAAACTCGACACGTGATTCAAAATCCAGTGCATTAAATGAACCTGGATTGTACATGTTGGAAATGGCATTTTGCATTTGCTCGCCCATCTCTGAGCGTTTATAGTTTGCCTTTCTTTTTGGATTGTTTTCTGGCTCGTCGAATATCATTGCACGTGATAAAAACCCGTTCGTTGCGCTCTCATATTCCATCAGTGCATTAAATGTCACTGGAGTGGTAAACCCTAGAATTGATATAAATGGTCGCTCTAAGCCTTGGTCAATTGATGACAATGCGCGTTCAACCTGCGGCAGTCTTGCTGTATACCTGCCATGTTTATCTTCATTTTCATCTATTTTTTTGCGGCATTTTGCGGCCTCGTCGTTTAGCTCTTTTTTTATCGCGTCTTTTACATCACCTGATACTGGTAAAAAAGAATCCGCTTTGCTGTAAATTGACATTACCAAACCGATCACACCTTCAAGATAACTAGCGCCACCTTTTGAAGCATTCATTATTTTACGCAGCACCAAACCAAATTCATCAATACAATAATAACTAGCCTGATGTCTAGTTAAGTTTCTAATGATCTCCTGCTCTGATTTAATTGCGCCGTGTGTAGCCGATGCAATACCCGCTGTTTTTAGGATTTGATTGTAAGCTTTTTGCACCGCTTCTTTGCCTGTTGAGCTACCAGCTATACAAAAACTAAACATGTTCGCGGTCATGCCGTCATGCGCGTCTTTTGTTCTCATACCTGCAATGTTACCGACTGCCGTTAATGCTGCGGCTACAGCTAGGTTTTCACGGGGATATAAACATTGTCCGTTGATCCACTTTGTAAGCTCGCCAACAAAACCGGGTGGCCTTTTTAAATCAATTCCTTGGGTATCTAAGGTAGCAACTGGATCTTCTTCTACCAGGTCGCTGGTGAATTCTACTGATTGAACATAACCGTTTTTCTCTGCGTAATGTATTAAGCTGCCAAGTGTTACCGGGTTTGCAGATTTGCCGAACGAGTGCCAGCGTTTTCTCATCATTGTAAAATCGTATTTCTCGCTTGCTTTGCTCCACTCGTCCCAGATTCCGAACCCGTCACCGTTTGTGGCGTGATGGATTGCCATACCACATCTGATCCATTCCTCGTAATCAACATCAGCATTTTTGTAACAGTTCAGCATATTTATAATGTCGTCGTCTGTCACGTCCATTTGTACGCCGTTATATTCTGCGCGGTGATATTCTGGTTTAGCTAACAGCTCAAGCAATGAAATTGGTGCTTCTTTTATGTCAGATGGTGAACCATGCAAACACTCATATAATGCGCCACTTTTATGTTTTGACTCTGCGCCTACAACATAGCCTGATGATTTAAAATCGATGCCTTTATAATTTTCATGGTGCTGCGCCAGTGCTGTTTTCTCTGGCACTTTAAAATACAGGTGCATCGATCCACCACCTGATCCAGTTTTAACCGCAAAGCCTGCCTCTGATAATAAATCAATTTTTAAATCGCGGCATAAATCCATAAAAGCATCAACGCCTTCATTTCTTGCGTCAACGTCAACAACTAAATAGCCAGTGCATAACACGCCAAAACCGCTGTCAAACTGCCCCATTTCTTCCATTGTTTCTAACTGCTCTTGTGACCAATCAGGTGTGTGCTGCCAGTTTGAAGTAATCGGGTGTTTTCCTGCTGCGTCACAATGCGGGTTAGGGCAATCGCATTGATCACCCGTAAACCCATAAAGGCCGAATATTTTCAGCCCTGCTTTTATATAATCGTTTTGATTCATTTAATTTTCCTTTTTTCTAATTCCCGTTGAATATACCAAATGGCTTTTTCCAAATCCTGTGATCCAATCTCATTAAATTTAAATTCATATTCATTTAAAAATCCAATATAATGCTTTGCTTTCTCCCAAATCCTTTGACCTGGTGGTTGTGAAGTGCTCCATAACTCTAGATTCTCAGGTCGATTATCTCCCCTATCGCCGTTTATATGATGTACATTTTCTTTACCTAATAAACTTCTACCTATTTTTTCCTCCATTACTTTTATATGTTCAAGAACAAACCCGCCACTAGACCTTGCATGTTCTTTATCGTGAATTCTTATATATCTATCAAGTCCAATTCGTTTTGAAAGAGTGCCGTTAGGTGCTACTTTTTTCTTCCCTGCTAAATTTTTATATGCATTTATCCTAGATGTTTCAGAAACTAAACATCCACAAGATTGAGTATGACCGGAGCGTAAATGCCCTGTGGGTAAAATATTACTTCCTCCGCAATCGCAAACACAATCCCAATAGGCTGTGCCTTTCTCGCGCTTATTCAACGAGGTAATAGTAAGTTTACCGTAGCGTTCACCCACAATATCGATGGCGTTAAACGCTTTACCATCATTCAACTTTAAACAACCACAAGATTTTGTACCACCGCTTTTTAAATTGCTTCCAGTTACCACGGTGAGGTTCCCACAGTCACATAAGCATTGCCATGTCGGATGTTTTGAGGGATTAGTACCCTCTCTTTTTATTACCGTTAGCATTGCATAACGCTTATTTACCAGATTTACTAATTTCATATTTTTTAATTTCCTCATTAATATACCAAGCCGCTTTTTGCAAATCTTCAATCGGCTTACCTTTCTTTTCATGCCTCCATATGTATTTTATAGCATTACCAATACAAAAGCTATGAAATTTTGCTACCTGGATACACTCTATGCCGCTGGGGTGGCCTGTGTAGTGTTTTGGATGGTTGACTGCATCGTGTTTCATTGTTTGTACCCTATTCTAAAATCGTGATAAACATCGCGGATTGGCATCCGTAAACCCTGCGGCGTGAAAATGTAAATACAAACGGGAAACTTCGAACCCTGTTTTTTGCCGTTTTTATCTAGAAATTCGCTTCCGTCTGGTCGTAGAAAACCCA